GGCCAATAGGCTCTTCTATCAGATGCCCTCAGGAAGTCTTCTATCGGAGACTTACCGGGGTAAACGTCTTGGTAGCCAAAAATGGCAACGCCGGACGCGACACTTTACACCTAGACAAAAGTCCGGGTTGAGAGTGCTACTGACACGGGACATTGGTATGACCCGGTCAGCGAGTGAAGTGCTGATCAATCGACCAGTGCAACACTTTAAGAGAATCGAAGAATTCATAGCTGGATTCGTCGACTCTCTCTGGCTTGCGAACGAACAGGTATTCCTGGAAAGGTCGCAAGATCAACGGATTATACGAAATATCGTACGAGCCGTCTTCTACGTGGGTACTAGTAATCTTGGTACCCTAGTAGATCAGTGGAAAGAATGGGGTAATAACCTATTCCATACACTCGCTGAAACCACCACAATCGGGGAGGTTCAGTTACCTACTAAAAATAATATTTTTAGGAGGTTAGACAAGATACCCTATATTAATAGAGTATATTGTGGAGATAAGGACATGCTGCTAATGCAGCATGTTGCTCATCTAATCTCCAGCCGACAGATGCCATATATGGGATCATCGACGGAGGTGAAAGCCAGAGAGAAGTTCAAAAATGTTCTTCAATCTGACTTTGAGCCATCGAAAGAGCTGGTATTCCATCTCTCCATGGCGGCACGGAGAATTGGAGGGATCTGTAGATCCATCCGACCATCCGTTAACCCCGGGGCCTCTCACATATCTGTGACAGGATCAGGGGAGTTCGGCCATCCTATCTCCGACGGGGGACAGGCAGCCGCAGTCGTTGATGCAATGAGAGAGATTCTCACTCATGTACCAACGGTAACCTTCGAGGAGAATACTCCTTTTGGGGTAGCAAGGCATTGGAGTGGTGTACCACTCTGGAAAACCTTGTTCAGAGAAATCCCTATCCCACCGGACGTGGATTTCTTAACGGAATGGTACTTAGTAAAGGACCAGCCCGGAAAATTCCGTGGACTTGATGAAGCCACCGGAATTCAAATACTGTATGTAGCTTGGCGACAGCTAAAGCCCATACCAGTATTACGAGCGACAGTTGTCCCAGAGTTGGGAAACAAAGCTCGTCATGTAACACTTTCAGACTATTGGCTGAACGTGTTACAGTCACCATTGTCTCATCTATTGATTGATGCAATGATGTATCACCCTTCCGTCTTCTCAAGCTTTCACCGACAGGATCAAACTTGGGAAGCTGTGAAGGGTATGTGCGCCAAAAAGCAGCTATCGCTACCGGAGGGGCACGCAGTGTTGAGTAGCGACCTAAAGGACGCTACCAACGCTCAACAGTGGAGTATAACTATCGCTATACTCCGCGGTTTTATAAGAGGATATGGACTATCGTTCCACGACTCTTATATAGAGCTAGTTTTAGGGACTATCGGACCTAGACTAGTTCTTTTCCCCGATGACACTAGTGTGTTATCCAAGGTGGGAGTCATGATGGGTGAGGCAATCGCTAAACCATCATTGACTCTACTCAATCTATCGATTGAGGAACTCGCATTTCTAGACTATACTAATA